TCACATTTTCGGCGTACCGATTACCGCCGTACCTGTCGTGAAGGTCAGCCCATTGTCCGTCGATGTGGCGCAGATAGTTTGTACTCCGTCGTTTCCGATGGCCATCACAGTCCCGCCACCAAGCGGCAGAAACTTGATGGAGCCCGCGAAGCTCGTATTGGCGAACAACGAAGACTGCGACGGCGCCGTCTGCGCTGCCCACGTCCTCCCGCCGTCCTGCGACCGAAGTATACGCGGCAGGTTGTTCGGGTCGGGTGCTGGCGGCATCGCCATCACCAGCAACGTGTCGCCACCGATAAACGACGGATCGCTCCCAAGCAACATGTTGCCTGGTCCGTACAATTCCGGCAGCGGATAGTCATTCCACGTCGCGCCGGTATCGTCGCTGACTTTTGCCACCCACGTACCGGACCCGTCATCAGGGATTAGCAGAAAGCGTCGCCCAGTGACTTTGTGGTTCTTGTCTCGTACCAGCCCGCAATACACAGGGCCGGACCCGACACCTTGGTATGTGAGCAGCGCCTTCTCGCTCACCGCCGCATCGGAACTGAGATGCAGCGTGTTGTTGTACAGTGTATACGGAGATCCAGTTACGGCGGAGTCCCTGGATACCACCAGCGCCTGGCGCCCGCCAGCGTGCACGAGGTCGAATACATAAGGCGCCGCCTGCGTGAATAACGGGCCTTTGGGAAGAAAATCCATCCGGGCGTTCTTGGCGCCCCGGACGTTGACGACCCCGGCCCCGTCATTCCCGCGAGAAAACAGTTCCGGTCCGCCCTTGACCCAGATGCGTATGTACTCCTGGTTGCCCCTCCATTCGACCTGTATCAGCGTGTCGCCGTTCGGGTTGTACTTGTTGGAATGCAGCCCGATCTTACGCAAAAGCCGCAGCTTGGACCTCGCAAACGGAAGCCAAGCTGCGGCCTTTACTCGGTCGCCGAAGAGGAATTTATGGGTGACCATTACGCATCGGCGGCGGTCAACGTATAGGTGATCAGCAGCTGGTCTGCCGACACCACCGCCCGCGATGCGGCGAACTTGCTGGCCGCGGCCAGCGTGCCCGTGGTTCCGCTCTTGGTGCTGTTGGAGATCAGGAACGCACCGTAGATGGTCTTCGTGGCGTTGATCGTGAACGTGGCCTTCGAGGCGCTGTTCGTGATCTGCTGCGAAGCCGCAGCCGCCTCCGTCCACGTCGGACGCGCCGTCTCGCTGTAGGCCGTGCTCTCAGTGGCGTTGGTAGCGATGTTGGCCGCCGTGTCCGTCGGCTGGGGCGTGTAATTGCCCTCAAAGAGGCCGATGTACCAGGTGGGGACCTGGGTGCCGCCATGGAACACCACGTTCAAGATGTGGTTCAGACCCTCGTTGACCACCGTGTTGGAGTCGCTCTGAACGTCGATCAGCTCCCCACCACGATACAGCTCGTGGGTGAACACGCCGCCGAGCAGCACCTTCGCACGGGGCAGATACAGCCCGTTGTCCGCGACCTCGTAATGACCGTTGCGTACTTCTTTGAGGAATTCCTTTTCCATTGCAAAGCCCTCCTTGGCTTCAGATGGTGATGCCGTTTCGCACGACTTCGGCCACGGCTGTGTCCGTCGCGTACAGATTGCCACCCTCGCCCGGAGGTGTGGTGTCCTGCGTCAGGCCCAGATATTGTACCGCACCCGCATCCCGACGCAGTAGCCCTGCTCCTGCACCGCCTGTGACTGCCGACAGGCGCTTCTCAGTCAGGTTCTCAAACGATCCACCCTGGCCGGCAGCACAGATGCCCCTTTCACTGAGCCACATGATGTGGACGCCGGGAGAGCTGCCGTCACCGATCAGAGCGCCATCGACCTCCGCCACCGTGCCCCGGATCGCCTTGTAGGAAGCCAATCGAGCCGGCCACATTTGCTCCGGGTCGGTGCCGTGGAGGAAATAGGTTTGGTCGGCCGAGACGAACATGCCGTCTATGGTGGCCGCGAGCAGATCGACCGTATCCTCGAACTGCAGGAAGTTGCGAGAAGGCCGCAGGAGCCCAAAAGCACCCGGTTCGGTGTACCACACGACTGGGCCGTCCCCAATGTAGATCCGCCCTGCATGGACCTCCAGCAGCGTGCCGGGAGGCGGGGGCTGGAGGAACTGTGTGCGCAGCGGGACGGTATAGATCGCCCCCTGCAGCAGCGTCGTGTCGGTCCCCGCCGGGACGGACCCGGCGTAGTAGAACTGATCACCGTTGGGCGGGGTGATATAGATCAGCAGCGTCGTGACATCCGGGTCCTGCGGCTTCGGCAGGTTCGACAGCTGCATGCCCCCGTCAGCAGCCAGCTCAAAGGGCGTCGGGGCGCTGGAGCCGGACTCCTCCTGATACTTGGTGCGGTAGGTGAAGACCAGCTGGTACTTGCCAGCCTTGAACGCGCCGGGCGCCGGGGCCACTGCGGGGGCAGCATGCGGAGGCTCCACGCCCCAAGCATGGTCAGCCCCGTCGAAGATGCAGCCCGTGATCTCGCCATTGGTGTAGTAGACCCGCCCGGCCACGCCAGCGTAGGCCATCCGGGCGGACAGGTTGAGCCCAGTGCGGTAGGTCGTCGTGGAGTAGTCGCTGTGCAGCTCCTTGAGCGCCCCGTTCTCCACGAACAGCCTATGACCCTCTCCGGACCACAGGCTGTGGATGTTCGTGCCGGAATAGACCTTCTGGTAGCCCCTGCGCCGCCGGACCCGGCGAGTCTGGTCAATATCGACGTTGACCGCCTCGCGCAGCTCTGTGCGCTTGAGGCGCTCCAACGGGGACTTGTTGTTGATCCCCGTGAACTTCTCGTACCGGATGGAGCGGGTCATCACAGACCCCCGTATCGAACAGTCCCTGCCCGACGCCGGGCTCGCTTCAACTCAGATTTGATCCGGGACGCGCCTTCGTAGAAGGCCCGCTGAAGCTCCCCGGCGAGCTGCATGTTCTGCACGTCAGCATCCTGCTTCTGGTAAGCAAGAGCCTTGGCGTGGAGCAGCATGACCCGCTGGTGCTCCTCGTCAGTGACTTCCAAGGTACCTGAGAGCGCACCCGCTACGTTGTCGTATGTGATAGGGCTCAGCGGCATGCGGAACACAGAGATATTGATCGTGTCATCCTGGGTGGGAATGGGCACGAGCCGAGCCTTCGACTGGTCCATATCCGCCACCAGCAACCGGGGCGTCCCCGTGGCCGTGGTCCAGTCCAGCATGGTCTGCAAGCCGTAGTCGGGGATGTCGGTGGTCGCATCGAGATCGTCGAAATTGGTGATATGCAGCTTGGTACCCTGGGACGCGAGCTGAGCCCGCCGGATCTTCGTCACCAGCGGGCTCAGCGACACGTAGGGCTGGTTGGCCGTCACTGCCAACTGGACAATGGACGCCGTGGAGGAGTCCATCAGCAAATCCGTTCGTTTTGCGAAGAGCTTCTGCGCCTCGGTGAAGTACTGCGCCACCTGCTGCTCAGACCACAGATACGGACTCACCAGGTCGTCGAGGTCCTCGCGGAAGATCTGCTCCAGCTCGGCAAGCGAGTAGCCCACGGATTACTCCGCGCCCTTCAGCTGCTCCTGCAGCTCCTTCCAGATAGCATCACGCTCCTTCGCATCGATGTCGAAGTTGCACTCCTTCTGCAGGTTCTTCATCGTCGGCAAGCCGTTGGCGCCGAAGTCCTCGCGGGCGTTGCGTTCCACCATGATCTGCATCGCAGTCATGATGGTGTCCTTGCGGTCGTTGCCGGTCGGCACGACCTTTTTCGGAGGTTCTTTCTGCGCCTCCAGGAACGCGGCCTCATCCTCGGGCACCGCGCCCGCGGCCGTGGCTTCCTCGTGGATCTCGGGCGGGACGTAAGTCGGCTCGCCCTTCTTGAACTCGATGGTGTGGCCGGCCGTGGTACGCAGAACGCGGTTCCGGCCCATCACGAAACTGTTACGTTTGTCTTCGGACATGTTGCCTCCAGGATAAAGGAGGCGGGGGCAAACGCCCCCGCCAATCTACGGCGCCGATTACTCAGTTTCTACCGCCCGATCCTTGATGATGTACTGGACGTTCAGATGCCCAGCCCCCTGCGAGGGCGCAGTCCCGGCACCGGTCCAGGTGATGCCGACGTTGTCCCGACCGGTGTACCGATAGCCCGTGGGGGTCAGAGCGGTACGAGCGGCCGACTGCCCGTCGATACCCGAGGCATACCGGCCGCCCGAGGACGAATCGCCGACGGTCAGGGTGTCGGAAGTCCCCGAATCGAAGACGGTGTCGATGACCAACTCGCCACCGACCACCTCCGCGTTCGGAGGCAGCTCCGCCGCGGCCTCGAAGGAACCCGAGGTCAGATCGGCGTAGCCAAACTCCACACGGGCCACCAGGATGTCCTGGCGCCCGACGTTCTTCGTGATTGCCATATTTGCAGCCCTCCTTACGCGGCGGTGTCGATGCAGAGCACTCCGAAATCCTCCAGGGAGTTGGAGTAGATGGAGTGGAACTGGGGCTTCAGCATGCCCATGATCTTGCCGACGCTGATGCCCTGCTGGTTGTCGTAGTCGAAGCCCTTCTCGATCCACTCAGCCTGGCCGATGTCAGCAAAGCCCATGGCCTGCGCCCCGCACATCAGCACACGCTGGCCCTTGACGTTGCTGCCCGAACCCCAGTTGCTCGGGTGATAGACGTGGCGGTACTCGTAGATGGCCAAGCCATCGAGGTAGATCACGTCGGTCCCCTTGAACAGCGGGTTGTCCTTGCTGCGAGGCAGCGCGGAACGGTAGGCAGCCTGGAAGTCCGCGTCCTGCTTGAGCTTGGAGACACCGGTGGGGGTCATGAAGACGTTGTACAGCTCCATGCCATCGGGGCCACGCAGCGGACGGATGTAGCTCTCCTTGGCCATCGCCTTTGCCTCGACCAGCATGTTCCAGGTCGGGGTATCGGTGGAGGCCACCGAGGCGGTGTTGGCAGTCACCAGAGACTTGGCACTGGTGCCGTCCCACCGCACATGCCGGTTGGCAGTGGGCGCCTTCACGTCGGACGCAAACTCCAGGTAGGGGAAGTCCGAGCCCACACGGGAGGTGCCGTCGGGGTTGTAGGAGAAGTTCACACCGGACAGGGCCAGGAAGGCCAGCTGATCGGACCGGTCCGCCAGCCAGTAGGCCAGCTTGTTCCGGGACTGCTCGCGGAAACGCACGACGGACGCCTGCTCAGCCATGCGGCCCTTGTGCCGGTTGGCGTGACGCAGCTGGTCGAGCTGGATAACCTCGTCGTCCGAGGTCAGCGCCTCTTCGTTGCCTTCCAGCGTGCGGTCACCGGCAGTGCCGTCGCCTACCAGATCGTTGACGAGGGTGAGTACGGCGCGAGCCCCCTTCTTGGTCTTGGTGAGTTCGGTGATCCGCTGGATCATCGAGTTCTCGTCCGTGCCCAGGAAGCGGTTGAGGAACATGTTGTTTCGAGCCATCTGCCAGGTATCGCGCTCCCATACGGTGAGCTGTTCCTGAGTCAGGCCCGCAAAATTGGTAAGAGCCATGGCGCAACCTCCTTGTTGCTGTGTCAGTTCTTCCGTGAACAACCAGATCGCCGCTGATCTATCGCGCCAGCACTCGGAGGGCGACTCTTTCACGAGGTTGCGATACTCGGCCGGTTATCGACCCGGCGACGAATGATAGGGTCTACCTATCGACTTTCCGCGGATAATAGCACCTTCCTAACAGGAAAGCCAGCACCACCCCGCAGGGTGATGCTGGCCCCGAATCAAGCAGCGTCCCCGCGCAGACGGCGCTTGGTTTCCTCGGGCAGCGCGGCGAACTCGTCGTCGCTCATCTTCACCGGATCTGCCCCCTTGTTGGCGGCGCCACCTTTCTCGGAACCGACGCCCACATCCTTCAGGTCCGGGGGCTGAGCTTTCGCCGCCTCGGCGTTCTTCTTCACGTCGGTCTTGCGCTTTGCAGGCGGCTCCTTCCCCTTCCCGGAAGCAGGCGCTTCGAGACGGTCGGAGAAATACCCCAGCGACTTCAGCAATGCGTCGGTCGGGGTGTAGCCCTTGGCCTCGAAGGCAGACGCCATCTCGCTGACCTCAGTGGCCAGATCCTCATCGAAGGTGTCGGTACTGTCCGGGTTGAGTACCGGGAACCGGCCCTCCACCTCCTCGACAGCAGTGTCGTAACGCAACTGCTCACGGGCCTCCTGGATGGCCTTGGGCGTCTGCTCGCTCGTCTCCTGGCGCAGCTCCTGACGGATCTGCTCACGCTCCAGCTTTCGTGCCTCAGCATGGAACTTCGCTGCGTCCTTGGTGTTGCCGTCCGCGATGGCCTCGGCCTGCTTGGTGTACAGCTCATCGAGCTTGGCGTCGATGTCGTTCCCGCTGTCGGGCGCAGGCTGGTTGCCACCCTCATCCTCACCGGCCTTGGCGGCAACCTGCTGCTCCAGCTCCGCAACGCGCTGGCGCAGACGGCGTTCGCTGGCGGCCTTGGCGTCGAACCGGGACTTGGGGATCATGAGGCGACGATTCTGCTCGTCCTCCTCACCTTCCTCACCTTCCTCGCCCTCTTCGCCCTCTTCGCCCTCTTCGCCCTCTTCGCCCTCTTCGCCCTCTCCGCCTTCCTCGCCCCGCTCGCCCTGCTCGCCCTGCTCGCCCTGCTCGCCCTGCTCGCCCTGCTCGCCCTGCTCGCCCTGCTCGCCTTCCAGCTCGTCACCGCGATCACCAGCAGAGCTTCCGCCGCCCTCACTGCCTTCGCTGCCGGCTTCGTCCTGGTACTTCCGACCGTAGATTTTCAGAAACATAGCCACCGTCCTTGGTTGGTTACATGTTGCGACGCAGGCCCTTCACGTTCGTGAGGGCTTCCTGCGTCTCCTGCTGCTCCTTGCGTCCCGCTTCCAGCGCCTTCCGGTACCGCTTGGGGTCCTCGAT